AAGTTGAAGATACAGCAGGGTAAGAACTTTGCGAAGACGGCTTTCAAAGAGCCGGTTAATCAGTTTGCGATGGTTGCGTACATCGTATTCGGTTGCCAGCTTGTTATCAATAACGCACGGCGCCACGGTGTCGCTACTGCGTTGACCTAATAATCCTGCCTCCAAGCCAATGGAGGTTTAGCCCTGCTCATAGGGAAAGGAAGAATTAAGATGGCTGTTAATTTTAGAGCGCATAATTTCAGCAATAACCGCGTAGGCGGTGAAGGCATTGGAAGTAAAGCTGGCCAGGGGATTTATGAGGAATCCTCTACCGCCAAGTATCCTATTGGCGAAAAGCTGGAGCTCGCGGATGGTCGTGTGTTCCGGTACGGTTATACTGCCGCTGCCATTAATCGCGGTTTGTTGGTTTCTCAGGATGTTTCGGCTACGAGTGTAGTAGAAACTGATGGCGCTATAGTAGCTTCGGCTGGCGATTACTCGTTGTCTGCAGGGTCGTCTATGGTTGAAATTACTCTAAGTGCAGGCACTGAAAACCAGTATGCAGGTGGTTATTTGCAGATTACTGATGATGATGGTGAAGGTCATCAGTATAGAATCAAAAGCAATACTGCTCGCGGAGATACTTCAAGTGGTAATGTAGGTTTTACCCTATATGATCCTATTGAAGTAGCTTTGGATGCTTCCGCTACTGATATCGCTATCGTAGGTAGTCCTTGGTATAATGTTGTAGGCGCAACTGCTGGTACTGATTATATCATTGCTGGAGTTACTCCTATTACTTTCCAGGCTAATTACTACGGGTGGTTTCAGACTGCTGGTATTGCTACAATCCTTTCTAATGGTGGACTTGCCATTGGAGCTAACGTGACTTTAAGTGATGACATAACTGGTGCAGTGCAACTTAAAGATGCTGAGACTGAGCCTCTTGTTGGATTTGCTTGTTATGCGTCTGATGACACAGGTCATGTAGGCGTTGTCTTGCAAGGGTTGATTGCGTAGTATTACTAAAGTGGGGGCATCGAAATGGTGCCCTCACTTTATTTAACGAGGAGCTTACAATGCCTAAAGTTGGGGGTAAGCATTTTTCATATTCTAAGGCTGGCCAGAAGGCCGCTAAGTCCTACGCGAAGGCTACAGGGAAGGCTGTAACTAAGCGTAAGGCTAAACCTAAGAGAAAGTCAAAATGAACAAGGCCGCTAGTAATATTGCGAAGCCTGCTACAGATGCAGAGGTTCCCAAGGATGCTCTTACGGCTGATTCGCTCGTAAAGTTGATCCAGGGATCGTCTGATGAAACTAAGAGTCTTATGGCTAAGGCTCTTGGAGTCGCTACACCTGTAAAGCAGAGGCGCCGTAAGGGTAATATTGACGCATTGCAAAACATGCGTACTTTCGGTGAAGCATACCACGGGGAAGACTTCGTTCCTGTGGCTCCTGAGAATGTAGTAGAAAAAGGTGAACGTGCAGTTGAGTTGTGGCAGCAGAAGTGGAAAGAGGGTAATCAAGTAAGTAGTGCTGGATTGGAATACGACGATGATTTCGAGGCTTTGGCTCTAACCGCGCAGGAATAATATGACTCCGCAAACTATTTTAGACATGGCTTTGCGAAGAGCTGGTCTATCATATAGTAACAGTACCTATCGAGATAATGCGATAGATTATGCTAATATGACTATGGCTGAGTTGTTGTCTCATCCGTGGGTCTTTCGGCATAAGACTGGTACGTTTAGTACGTCTAGTAGTACTGCAGAGTATGACTTAGCGTCTGATGTAGCGCATCTGCGCCACGTTAAAGACACTACTAATGATAATCCTGTAAAGATTGTTACAGAAAGTTATATTGATGAACTTGACATAGATAGGTCTGAGACTGGAGATGCTAGGTTTTTGTTCCATAGTGGAGTGAACGAAAGTTCGGCGGGTGAGCTGCAAATCACGCTGTATCCTACTCCAGACTCGACCGCAACGATTACGTATGAATATGTCGCGCATGTACCTGACTTTGCTGAAGCTAATATGACCACTAATTATGATATCTATGCGCCTATTTGGTTCCAGGCTGCGGTATTGTATGGTGTGTCAGAACAGTATCATTCTGAAAAAGGTGATGCGCAAGGTGCGGCACAAGAAAACGGATATAAAAATAACTACATACAAACTGGATTAATGTATAATAGATCTGTATCTTCAGATCGTAAGTTCCGTATGGGGCGTAGAGATTCTATCCCTGGTCAGTTTGATTTTGTTGTCCAAGAAGGATCATTACAGGTAGCTTCATAATGGCAATACAAGCTGATGGAATACAGTATGGCCCGTGGCAGACTGTGAATTATTCTGTGCCTGCCATTGACCTACAACCAAATGTATTATCTGCAATCGAGAATATGTTTCTCGATAATGCAGGATCATTGAATACTAGGCGGGGTACTGCTAAGTATATCTCTGGAGCGCTTAGTGGTACTCCGTCTATAGTAGGTGTGGGAAAACAAAGGTTCAGCGCGTCGTCTAGTTCGGTGTTTGTGATTGCAGGTGATAAGTTTTTTGAGGATGTTAGTGGTACTTGGACCGATCGTACGGCGTCGATTTCGATCACGGACCATGTAGATAAGTACTGGATGACCACTAATGCTGGAGGTACCTTAATTGGAACTAATGGCATTGGAAATAATGCTCCTATAAAATGGGCAGCAGCGGCAGGTAACATAGCCGCAGCCGGAATGGGCTCATCGAGTGTTACCTCTGCGGATTTGCCGATATTCTGGGATAATAGACTTTGGTATGTATCTACGAACCAGGGTGAGCGATTTGCTCATTATTCATCGACCACAAATATCGAGTCTTTCGGCGCAAATGATTATTACATAACTGACGAAAAGATCACAGGTGCCGCGCCTGTCAAGAGTTTCTTAGGGTTGCATAACGAGAATGGCATCTATGGATTGTTCCCAACTGGAAATGCTGATGTACCTTATAGTATTCAGCGGCGTGCAGACAGAGGGACGATTGCTAGACGTAGTGTTATAACTGATGAATTTGGCAATCAGTTGTTTATGCGGCGTGATGGCATATACGAATGGGGTGGATCTGAGCCGCCTATGAAGGTATCTGGAAATTTCGATGGTTCAGAGTTTTGGGATAACTTAAACAAAGATAGACTTGAGTATAGTTTTGCGCATTTGGTTACGTCGGATGACCAAATTTGGTTCTGGGTACCGTATGGCGAGAATCAGCAATACATGAACTATGCGTTAGTGTGGAACTATAAGCTCCGTCAATGGGTAGGGGTTTATACTGGAAATACGCGAATCTCAGGAGCGTATTTTGATGATCTTCCGCATTTAGGTGGGTATGATGATGGATTGCTATTTAAACATAATACTGGTACTAATGATAATACCGCGGCATTTACTGTAAAAGCGACTACCGCAGCTACTCCTCCTGTTAGCATTGCCACGAGAGTACGGTGGTTATATGCACGTCACGAGTTTAATGCTGCTGATGTGTCGTATAATACGTCGGTATTTCAGACTGGTCCTGGGATTACTACTAAGTCGGATACGTTTGATGTAGGTGATCCTACAGATGCTTTGGAAACAGAATTTACTATTGGTGTTTCTGCAATTCGTTCGTCAACTACGGCTTTTGTGAATGACACAGATCTGCATGGATATAGTCCTGTGTCGCAATTAAGATATGAAAATAGTACACTAGATCAGCCTATTACTGTTCGTCGTTCTATGCTGATGTACAAGCCTATTGGACCTGAAACAGTTAGAAAACTGGGAGTACACTAATGGCTATAGGAAGTTTCAGAGGACAGCTTGAAGGCGCTATTTCTAAGCGTCTTACTGCTGATCCATACGCGAAACGTCAGGAAGCTGCTCAAGCTGATTACCAAGCACAAGCCGAGAAGTCACGCCAGGAGTTATCGGAGCGGCTAAATAGGCTTGGTGTGTTGCGAGGGAGTGGGAAAACTGCTAGTCAGTTTGGGGAGTTTGAGGCTGGGGTACTTCGAGGGCAGCAGGCTATAGGGGCACAGTTTGAGGCTCAGCGTGATGCCGGTATAAGCCAGGCTATACAGCAGGGCATAGGGATGTATGGGACTACAGCCCAAGCTGGGGTTGCGGGCAGGCAGCAGTCTGAAGCTGAACGTATGGGCCGATTCTCTCGGGATTTGAGCACTAGGCAGTATTTGTCTCAGGATGCTTTGAATCGTGATAGGCAGCGTGAAGCTGAGAGAGCTGCGTTGGTCCAAGAAGGTTTTCAGCGTGCTGGTGTAACGGGGTTGTATGATGGACAGCGTACTGTTGATCAGCAGAGGCAGGATCTAGCGTATAGACTAGGCTTAGCTCAGACATTTGGCACTGATCTTGGCGGTGATGATGTAACCCGACAGACTGAAGCTCGCAGAGCGCGTGAACAGCAAGAAGCATTTCAACAGGCAGGAATTACGGGAGAGTTTGACGGAGGCCGAACACTAGCAGCTCAGCAGTTGTATGGGGCAAGAAGTGCTGCAGAAGGCGCCCCACAGACTATGCAGCAAAGAGAGCTAGAGCTTCGTCGTGGGGAATTGTTGGGTGAGATAGGCACAGAGCGAACCTTAGCTGCACAACAGGCTCTTGGTACGGTTGACGGTCAAGATACTTTAGCCCGTGAAGCTCTTGAGCAAGAAGCTCGACAGGCTGGACTTGGCCGTGACTTAGCGCGGGAAGAACTCTACGGTAGAACTACTACTGCATACGAGCGCGCGATGGGCGGTGCGCAGACTTTAGCCGCGGCAGAAGCTGCACGAGAGCGTACGTCTAGGGAAGATCAGGCAAGGCTTGATCGTGAGTTGGCACGTGAAGAGTTGATGGGATTTAGGGAAATTGATGGGCGTAGGGAGCAGACTTTAGCTGCTAGAGAAGCAGGTGCTCAGAGGCGCTTAACTGAGGCTGAGGGAAGACGTGAGCGAGAAGCTCGTGCTACTGAAGCAGGTTTGGCGCGAGATCTAGCTCGTGAAGAGCTTTATGGTGGGTATACAACTCAGTATGACCGTGAAATGGGCCGTGTAGGTACACTAGCTAAAACGGAAGGCGCTGCTGAACGTAGATCTCGGGAAGCGATGCAACAAGCTCAGTTTGGTCAGGAAACTGCACAAGCTGAACTTGCTAGAGAATTAGCTCGTGAAGAGTTGTATGGTAGAGCTACTACCGAATATGAACGTAAGATGGGAGGTGCGAGAACTCTAGGTGCTACAGGCCAAGAAGCACAAATAGCGGCTGAGAGGCGTAGACTCGATGAGATGGAAGCGGCTGGGCTATCGCAGCGTGAAATAGCTCTGCGTCAACAGGATGAAATAGAACGTTCTGCATTAATACGAGAAGGCTTCGAAGGTCGCAGGCTTGACGAAATGGAACGTGCGGCATTAGTGCAAGAAGGTTTCGAAGGTCGTAGAGTTAGCGTTGCTGAGGCGGCACGTAGAGACCAAGTTGCTCAAGAACGTCGTCGTATGGCCCTTGCTGAGCAAGAGATGTATGGAGGCGCAGAAGAGATATCGCTAGATACATTAAATATCGATCCTGGCCTTGAAATGGCTGTGGGTCGAGATACTGCAATTCGGCAGGCATTACAGCAGCAACTAGGACGTGAACCTTCGCAAGATGAATTGGCAGCTATCACAGGTGGGCGCTCTATCAGGGGTCGCGAAACTTTAGCAGCTCGTGAAGCTCGTGTAGGTCGAGAATTTACAGGAGAGCAAGCAGAATTAGACCGAGAGCTTACTAGAGGTGAGGCTGCTTTAGATCGAGAATTGACCACGGAGCAAGCTCGATTGCAACGTGCTTTATCCCGTGAAGAACTATACGGTGGTGTTGACGTAGATCCTCGCCGAGGTACACTTGCTGCAAGAGAGGCTGAGGCAGGGCGAAGGTTTGCGCGTGGTGAATCTGCGCTCGAGCGTGAACAACGCGGCGAACTTGCAGCCCAAGAACGTGCATTACGAGGGAGACTAAGCGCTGCTGAGATAGGGTCTAGGGAAGAACAAGCTGAACTAGATCGTGCCTTAACACGTGAAGGTACTGCTGAGCAATCACGACTCCAGGAAATTAGTCTGTATGGCCGGGAGTTGAGCGAAGCTGAACGTTCTATGATAGCATCGGGGCGTGGAGGCCCGAGTACAATAGCTGCTCGAGATCTTACACAACGAGGCGAGCAATTTGACCGAGAATTAACTTCACGAGAAGAAATAGCCGCACAGGAGCGTGCGTTGCGTGGGCGTTTAAGTGCTGCTGAAATAGGATCTCGTGAAGGCTTGGCGGAGAGGGATATTGCTTCTCGAGAACAAGAAAATAGACTCCAGCGTGCGTTAGCTAGAGAGGAACTGTATGGAGGAGTTGATGTAGACCCCCGTCGAGGAACCCTCGCATCACGGCAAGCCGATCGAGCCGCAGGATTTGAGCGTGAGCGTTTAGGTTACGAGGGAGAACGTGTTGAATTAGCACGTGAAGCCGGTCAACGTGAAGCGTTTCGGAATCGCCTTGCCGAAGAAGAGTTGTATGGTGGGCGGGGCATTCGTGGCATGGGTGTTGGTACACTTGCAGCGCAAGAAGGCCGAGCTGGTAGAGCTGAACGTCAAGAACGGTATGCTTTAGAAGATGAACGTTATGATACTGCTATAGAACTCGAAAAAGAACGGTACGCAACTTCAAGGCAAGATTATGAGACTGAGCGTCGTATACGTGCGGAAGATCGTGAATGGCAACGTCAAATGGATGTGTTTGGAGCCCGAAGAGCTGCTGAGGCAGTTGATGGTACATTTACTCCTGATGAAGAAGCATTTTTAAATAGAGAATTAACAGGAACTAATTTTAGTGTACTTGACTGGCAACGTGATAATCCTGCGCCTGAACGTGCTGACTATGGATCAGACGAAGAATATCGTGAAGCTAAAGCTCTTTATGATGACATGTTTGCTGAAATTTCAATGGCAGGGCGTGGATAATTTAGCTAGAATAGGGTGTTTTTATACATACCAAGCCCATTAATTCACATTGTGAAGGAATAAATCTATGGCTCTTCCAGTTTGGCTACCGTTTGCACTTCAAGCGGGTAGCATGGTTTCTTCGGGAATTGGCAATTATCTCGAAGGGAAAAACCAAGAAAAATACTATAATCGCGTCACTAAGATGCAGCAAGAGGCTCAGCGTAGGCGCAGGGAATCTGAGCGTAAAGCTGGCATGGCTAATATTTTCTTTGGCCTTGGTGGACGCGCTCCAATGCAGCCTGTGTACCAAGAAGAGCCTGAGATAGATCCTTATGAGTCTTCAGGCGCAGGAAGACTTTGGAGAGGATTAGGTACTGGACTTGGGTATGCTGCTACTGCTGTAAGTGCGTATGACACAATTCGTAATACGATGATTTCGCAGGCTCAGCAGGCAGGGGCGAAAGCTGGTGCTGCAGAGCTTACGAATGTAATATCAAACTCTAGGCCTGCTTATGCGGAAATTGCTGATCAGAGTGGTTTTGTAGCTGCTACTGCACCTGAATTTACTTCTAAGTTTCAGCCTGTAGAACATTTTAGTGATGTGCTAGGGAATCTTAGTGCTGCAGCTCCTGATTCTTCTGGAATGTTCAGTGGATGGTTTGCCGATGCGCGTAAGGCAGCGTTTGATGAAGGGTATGCTACTTCTATAGGTACGCTACAACGTGATTATCAAGGCAAATTGTTCAATGCGATGCAAAATCAGCGTCAATTTGACCTTTCAACAGAACGATTTGAGTTTGATAAGTGGGCTAGAACAGAAGCCGAGAACCGCGCTCAAAAAGCCTTTGAGCTCCAAGAGCAGATAATGCAAGGTAATAAACAAACTGCTGCTCGTGAGTTAATTAATGCTCGGCAAGCAGAAAAACGCGAAGTACTTGGCGGAATGGTTAAGCAGTTACAAAATCCATCTAGTAGATATTCAGTGCACGAAAAGAAATTCCAGGCTATGGATTCTATTTTTGCGTCTTTATTTGACGATCCTGAGTTTGCCAAAATTGTAAAACTAAATAAAGATACTGGATTATGGGAAATTCATGGAGATCCTAATATTAATGCATTTCAATTTGAAAATTTATTGAAAAAAGTACTACGTTTGAGTAGTGATGAAGCTGTTATGCGTGATGATATATTGCGTCTAGCAGAGAATATGAATACGCTTGGAGAAGCATTTAATATAACTACAGATAATTGGATGCAAGGCATTTTGGATATCGGAGGCAAAGGCATTAACGAAGAAAATTTAGCGTTGCATAAAAAATTAATAACAAATGAAAATCTTGCGGGTATGTTAAATATACTACAGGCAGAAAAAGATTTTCAAGCCGAGCTTATGTCAAATGCTATATCAGAAACAGTTGGAGCTGGATTATTTCCTTATGTTGGAAGTCACTTAAGTGCTGATGGAAAAGAAATATTAAATATTGCAGCTATAGGTTATACGGATATAGATCAAGCTACAGAATATTTAAATACTGAATTAATGAACCGTTTTATGCCTGAATATAAGGGTGTAATGCTAAACGCAGGCGTTACAGGACAATCAGGAGAAACTACTATAGATGCTGCGTTATCTCTGGCAGATGGAGGTACGTTGGAAGTTGATGTATGGGCTTTTCCTAAAAAAGGATATACAAATGCTCAATGGGAAGACGCAAAAAGTGAATTAGCAAAAGCATGGCAACATGATAGAAATCTTCGAGGTCAAGGGCGTAAGGTTTTAAATTCAACTTTATATGATGAATGGCAAATAAAATACCCTGCATTTTCAAATATGCCGGCAAATCCTGCTGATTGGGGTGCATCACCTAAAATAAAATCTAGGCCTTTTACTCGCAATCTTCGGGGTCAAAAAACATTTGACAAAAATTATCATTGGGATATTGAGCTTGACCAATGGGTTTTAGGAGATGCTAGGGTAATTTCGGATAAAACCATGGAACTAGCAGATTTGCATATTACGACTTCACCTCTTAGGCATATTAATCAGGTGGGACGGCCTAACAATCCACTGGTTGGTGATAGGGCTGCAGCAGCCGAACATACGCGAAATACGCTACTGTCGTTTGGTGCTAACGAAGCTGCAATTAAGTCAGGTATGCAAAGTTATCAGAATGCTTTGGTAGATTCTAATTATGCTTGGGGTTTAAATCAGACATATCCTGGACTTCAAGATATGTATAATCCTGCTATGGGTAATATTGCTCCTGGAACTGGAAACTTCTCAGCGCAAGAAGGTCAAGGTAGATTCTTTGGAGGATTTGGGCTTGGGCCTGCTTATGAAGCTGCTACAAGTGTAGCATCTCAGTATGCGCCTCGACGTTCGTATCCATATATTGGAACTGGGTATGACCCATCTTCGTATCGTACTATAAGCGGAACTAGACGTGAGATGGGAGAAGATTTTAGACGTGTGCAACGAGGTGAGGTTATTGGACGTTACAGAGGCCCAGGTGGGCGATATGCTCCTGTACCTTCTTACGGTAGATAAAGGATATAAAAATGCCAGTATTACCTAATGATCTCTCACTAACGCCTCAACAGTTGTTGGCTCGTTATACTCGTGCTGAGCTCGAAGAAACTAAGCGTTTACTAACTACTTATGGAGAGTCACGCTATAGAAGTAATTTTAGCACTTTAGCGCCTAAAGACCCAGGTAAGATGGATATGTTTTCTAGCGAGTATGGCGCAGAACTTGCTAGTAATATAGTTCCGTCTGCAGTGAATTTATTTACTGGATTAGCGGATATGATATTTAATCCAATAGATACTATGGAAGCTATTTATGATGCAGGGCTTGATGGAGCTGTAGAGGCTTTAAAAGAACAGTATGGATCTTGGGAAAATATAAAACGTACTATAGCTACAGATCCTGTGGGGCAAGCTACTGTAGTAGCGCCTGGATTTGGACTTGCAGGTAGATTGCAAAGCGCGCAAAAATTACGTGCTATGGCTCAGCAAGGTGTTGGGGGTATGCTTGCTAAACTTCCACCAACTCAACGCATAGGTAAAGCTAACATTCCTGTAGGAGAAGTTATTAGACCTGCAGTTGGTATGGCGGCGGAAACTACACGTAGAGTAAGTCAGCCTATTATAGATATAGTTACAGATCCTGTAACTGCGATTGGTAGTGTAGCACTTCGCGGTACAGCAACTTTAATGAGTGGCACAGGCAAACTTGGACGTATTGGACTTGAATTTCTTACTGGTGAGCCTGTACAATCGCTAGAAGCTATGCAGCGCACAGGTAGGCTTACCGATGCTCAGATGGATATAGTAGGCCTTAATCCTATGCATTGGCTTGGCAGATTCGATGATGCTGCGACACAAAAGAAATTTGGAGAAACTCCTAGAGAACATTTCTTACGTGCTAGAAGTGACGATCCTGATATTGCAGGAGGATTTCGCGATGAAGCAGCTACTATTGGTCATATAGCTCATATCAACCATAAATATGCGAATATAATTCTCCAGCAAACCGATGCTTTGATGGAAAAGATATTTCAAAATTGGATGGATGGAGAGACTTTTGCAACTGTACGTAGAGAAGGTGGATTTGTCGATAAATCAGTACCTACTGTAAAAGGCATAGCTCCTACAATAACAATTCCTAGTTTACTTGGGGGGAAGCTGGATGAAATATCGTGGAGAAGAGGTTTTGTAAGCTCGCTAAACAAAAAATTAAAAGATGCAGGAGTAGGTATTAGATTTAATCCTCCAAATCCTGAGACTGGTAAGGTAGATTATATACCTGTAGATACAGGTATTTATATACCTAACACAAAAGCAAAAGATCTTGTTAATTGGATGCAAAGGTTGGTAAATAGTAATTTATCAGATCTTCCAACTATGAAAACTGCACTTATAGGAGATGCATTTAGCGATACTCCAGGGGTTATTCAAATGCTGTTAGCCCATAGAAAAAATCCTGGGAATGCTCCTACTATAAATGCATTTTATGATACTTTGCGAGAACAATTAGACGAGCTTGCGCAAATAGCAGATACTCAGAGTACGTATCCTATATCAGATTTGTTACCAGAATCTGGCGCATTGCAAGATCTTATGGACAATCCTATGAGCCAGGATAATGCGTGGGCTCATATCATAAGGCATGAAAGTGTTCGTACTGATATTGAACGTGCATATAGTGCATTCAAAGAACATGGAACAGGAGATAGTGAAGTACTAAATGCATACATGAAGGCGATTCAAAATAATCCTATTAAGAAGCAACTTATAGATGAAATAGAAAATGTTACAGGTGAGTCGATCCACGCTGGAATTGCAGGATTAATTTCGCGTCGATGGACTCCTTCGTCACTTGTAGCGCGTGGGTCTGCTGTTAGCGCTTTGCAACGTACAGCAGCTGTAGGCTTAGGAGGGCTTTTTTATAACCCAGCACTTTTTCTTTTCGTTCCTTTTTCTAGTCCTAAGTTTACAGGTAAATTTTTACATAATATAGGGTTAGTTCAGCGTTCTGTAGATTATGGAAAAGCACTTACGCGGCACATGCTAAATCATCCTGTAGGTAAACGATTAGGGGATCACAAACGTACTATATGGTCTATAGGGACTGTATTAGAGCAAATTCAAAGCTATAATGCACTACACGCACCTCAAGAATCTGTTGGGTACCAACAAGAGGAGAATCGTTAAATGGGTTCAATAACTAGGTCTCATTCATTTGTATCTGGTGAGAAGCCTACTGAAAGTGAGTGGAATGTTGACATAGATCAGCTTTTTACTCTCGTGAATGGGCAGCTAGACACGAATAATGTAGATACATCTTCATCTGATGGTGTTAGTGTGTTGAATGCTAACCAGACCATCACGGGTACCAGAACGCACTCTGGTACTTTAACTATGGCCGATGATATTGATCTTATATTTGGCACGAATAGTGACATTAAGATTCAATATGATGAAGGCACTGATGATGCGTTGTTGATTGATACAGGTGTTGAAGGTGCAGCGTTAGCTGTAGTTCTCAAGGCCGATCAAGGTGACGATGCGGGTGACGCTTGGAAACTTAATGTTGCTGATGGAGGTGTTGTTACCCTAGGAAATGACATCGCCTCGAAAGGTACATATGTCACTCAGCTTACGCTAACGCCTAATTCTACGGTAGCAAGCTCGACTACTGCGATTGCTGGACATGCAACAGTAGGCGGGAATCTTACTGTTACTGGAGGTGTGACGGTAGCTGGAGCTAGTGCGTTTGATATCGGTGACAGTGATAAGTTGCTCCTAGGTGACAGTGATGATTTGCAAGTGTACCACGATGGCAGCAATAGTTATATTGCGAATGCTACGGGTGCACTTAAGCTCGCTACTGAGACCTCAGGAATAGCGATTACTATTGGTCATAGTACGTCTGAGACTACTGTAGCGGACAATCTTACGGTCACAGGCACTCTAGGTGCAGGTGCATCTACACTAGCAAGTTTAGTGTGTACTGCTGCGGCTACGTTTGGGGGAGGTACTGGATCGTCAGGAGCTACGATTACTACTGATGGTGCAGGTACATTTGATGGGATCTTGAAGACTGAAGATGCCACAGATGCTACTAGTACTACTGATGGATCGTTGCAGACGGATGGTGGGTTGAGTGTAGTTAAGGATGCTATATTCGGTAATGATGTTAAGCTACTTACTGACTCTTCGGTGTTGTCACTGGGTGTTGGTAGTGATGCTACACTAACTCACGACGGCACTACTGGAGTCACGATTGCAGCTAATCCAATAATTGTAGATTCTGGCGACGCGCTAACGCTAGATGCACATACTGGTATATTTATTTTTAAGGACGCCGGTAGTGAGGTTCTAAGATTTACTGAAGGCAATAGTGGTGACGTTACGGTCAAGCTCGCTACTAATGGTAAGGATTTAGTATTCACCGACAATGGTGATGCTACGAATATGAAGATCCTGGATGCGGCCGCGGGTATTAATGTTCCAGGCGAAGTACAGACTACTAAGATCGCGTATACAGATGGTGATGATGCTATTACTATTGCTGACGGTGGAGGTGTTACTACGTCAGGTACGTTGACTATTGGCACTGTCGCAGCTGCAGGCGAAGATACTGATAAGTTCCTAGTGCTTGACAGTAGTGGTAACGTAGACTATCGTACAGGATCTCAGGTACTTAGTGATATTGGAGCTGCAGGCTCAGGAAGCTCAACTGCTGCGGATGACATTTCTGCTGGTGATGGAGCAGTTAGTATAGAAACGACGAGTGGGAACATTACGATAGACGCACAGGCTAACGATGCTGATGTGATTATTAAGGTTGACGATAATGGATCAGCGGTTACGGCACTGACGCTTGATGGTAGCGATGAAGGTAACGCGATCTTTGTTAATGATGTTCAGTTGAAGTCTGATGGTGCATTACTTGAGTTTGGCGCGGATCTGGATACTACGCTAACGCATACAGATGGTACAGGACTGACGCTTAACTCTACTAATAAACTCACATTTGGTGATGCTGCTTCATTCATCCAGCAATCTTCCGATGGCACACTGCGTATAGATGGTGAGGCGATCATTGACCTAAATGCCTCGACGCGGGTGGATGTATCGGGTGATCTAAAAGTTGGCGGTGAGGTCCAGACCGCGAGTATTGGATACACCGATGGTGATAACTCAATCACTATAGCTGATGGAGGCGGCGTAACTTTTGCGCAGGCGGTTGATTTAGGCTCAAATACACTTACTACAACTGGTAGCTTACAAGTCAGAACCATCGACTATTCGGATGGCGATAACGCGATAACGATTGCGGATGGTGGTGGTGTAACATTTCCGCAAGCTGCGGCTTTCAGCGGAGACGTTAGTATGGATGGCGGGTCATTTGTCTTCAATGAGTCTGGAGCCGACAAAGACTTTCGGATCGAAGGTGACTCTCAAGCTAATCTGTTTGTCGCGGATGCAAGCACGGATCGCATCGGTATTGGTACCGCAACCCCCGCAGCGCCCTTGGAGGTGATCGTAGCGCCGGGCAATGGAGTACGAATAACGGACCCGAGCGGAAGCGCAGATGCGAGCGAGTCCACGATTGGCTTTTATGGCTCCACAGACGGAGGCACGCGGTTGGGGTGGGTGGGTTTTGGCGGTACATCCAACAGCGTTATGTCACTCTCCAACGACCAATCTGACGCAATGACGTTTGCTACTGGCGGCACGGAGGCACTCCGAATTAATAACGAGGGTGTGTTGGGGGTCAAAACCACTCCTACGGGTGGGTGGCATACCGACCACGGCGTGATACAGATTGGCACGGGTGCGTTGTGGGTAGACCCGCACGACGAAGCGTCTGCCAACAATATGGTGTTCCTGTCGAACAACCTGTATCGTGATTCAGCAGACGAGTGGCGAGCAATTGTAACTGACGAGGCAACACGGTATTACCAGTACGGTGGCGAACACTATTTCGACACAGCCGCCTCTACCAGTGCAGGTGCGGCGATAAGTTTTACTAATCGCCTTAAGATCGACAACAGCGGCTATGTCGGCATCGGCACGACCAGCATGACGGGCATCCTAAACACCGATTACACAAGCACAAATCACGCCCATAAATTAGAAGCATCTCATGCGTCCTTTGGCGCACAGGTGTTCCAACTAAATGCCCATCGTGCCTCTACGGATGCCTACAGTTTTATTGGATGCTATGCGGGCAATACAGACACCTTTGAGTTTAACTTTAAAGGTGACGGATCAGCTTATGCGGATGCAGCTTTCAATGATGATACGCTGGATTATGCAGAGTATTTTGAATCCAGCGACGGTGCAGCAGTAGAACTCGGTAGATCCGTGGTGTTGGAGGACAATAAGGTCAGGTATTATAACGCCGCGACGGATAGTGCGGAAAATATTATTGGCATTACACGCCCGAAGAAAAATGCCAAAGGCCCGTCTGCACACGGCATGGCGTGGAGTTATTGGCACGACAGATTCCTCACTGATGACTACGGACAGTATATCATGGAGGATGTCAAGGTTTGGGTATGGGATGATGTGCTGGCAACAGAGTCGGATGTCGTTGACGCGGTGGCAGCAACGTATTACGAGGACGGTGACGACATACCCGATGGCAAGGAGGTGGGCGATGTCAAGACTGCGGAGGTCGTTGGCGTTGCCGTTGGCGATATCAAAATCGAAGCAGGGTCATGCTACGAGCGCGAGGAACTCGCAAAAGATTCAGAGTGGACTCCGCCGAGTGGCGCTACCAGTTCAATGCAGAGCGAAAAGAAGGAGAATCCAGACTACGACCCGGCCCTTGAAGAAAACTATAAGAGCCGCGAAGATCGGGATGAGTGGTGGCTGATCGGCTTGCTCGGTCAGGTGCCAGTTAAAGCAAACGAGGCGACGAATCCGCGATGGATCAAGATGAAGCAGATCAGCGACAGTGTTGATTTGTGGTTGGTGCGGTAGCGTGGACGTTGATGGCATCGTTTCCGTAGTCGCTTTGGCGCTGGTCGCGCTGATCGGGGCTAATACTTGGTTATTACTATCGCTAAAAGATCGTATAAGCAAAAGTGATAAACGAGTAGAAGCCCTCGGTCAGCGTATAACAAAGCTAATTGAATGGGCAGAAACGCAGGCTGGGAATACACGTAAACGAGGTAAGCAATATGCTGAGAAAACCACCTCGAGATCCTAAAACTGTAGGATCATTCGCTGAGCTTAGACAACACTATGAAACCTTATGGAGTCAACTTGACGAATGCAAAAGACAGAGATCCGCTGCATATAGTACTCTCACAACAAGAACTAAAGAAGTTCGTGGCACACAAGCGGATCTGAAAAAAGCCAAAAGTGAGCTTGTAACTTTAACAAAGAAAGAGCACGCTAAGAGCAAAGAAAAATCTAGTGCAGCCTATGCAAGTACAGCAGCTACTACACTTATTATTACGTATCAAGTAGTTGAGGTATCTGGCGGCTGGGGCAAATGGGCTCCGGTGTTTGAACACGAAGCAACGATAGGTGTACTTCAGGTTGCTATTGGCAGTCTGTTGGCGTGGGCAATGCGCCCACTTAATTGAAAGGATTGGCGATGCTTGATAAAATCAAAGAAAACATTAACATTGGATTTGGCAAAAAAGAAACTTCAAAGACTGCGAAAGGCGCAGCAGTGGGTGGAGTGGGTGCTGTTGCTTATACTATTATTAGCGACCTCGGGTACATGCCTACTGCTTTATCAGCGCCTGACATTGTACCGTATGTAGTGGCAGGACTCTCTGCTATTATTAATTCTGTTCGTCAATTCTTTACTGATAACTCTGGAGGTGAATCGTGAGTTCTAAAGTTGCAGAAATGCCCAAAAATGACAAAGCGGCCGTTGAAGTCGCAGACATTGAGCAGGACATTGCGAACAACGAGAGTACGTTTCAAGAACGTATTGCTCAGTTGATTGCCAATGATCCTACTGCGTCCAGACTTCAAGGCCGCCTTGAGATTCTGCGAGGACTACATTCGCAGCTTAATCAATAACTTTTGATTTCCAGTTTGCCCAGGTGAGGGGGAAGTAGGTTCCACCTTTGATCCGAAACCACCTTGCCCGGGCACTTGGATGTTCTTGACTTCTGATATCTACGTGGAATCCAGGGCGATTCCAATGGGGATAGAGTCCGATACCTTCCCAGTAGTTTAGACGTTCGAGGGTAAGGTACATGTCGAATAGTTCTTCGGGGTCTTTGATTCCACAATCCCAGTCTTGCGCTAAGCCTAGAGCTCCAGGAGCTCTTACGACAGAGCCTACTTCTGCGGTACGTATATGCTCACAGTCGTACTTATGAAGTGACCCTTTTGAGTGGGACTTACTCCATACATCTACTGCATCACCGTGAGGGTGAATTACTGTGCCGCTTACGGTTTGAGTGAAACTCATAGGACGCTTAATCCAGTCACGTGTGAGCCCTAAGCCGAATACTAACTCTGGGTCCATCTTGTGAGGGTTCTCGAACTCTGCGCTACTGATGTTTGGGTGATTAAATTCTGCTAACATGTATAGCCTCCATTAATTCATAACGTGAATTATTGTTTTGAGATGTAGGTGACTTTAGACCTTCCGCCACCTTTCTTCGCTTTAACTTCCTCGTCAATTACTCCTGCTGCTTTAAGTATGCTCAAACACTCGTCTAGTTTATCTTTGTTCATCTTACGATAAACTGCTTTTAAGAGTGTTGTGCGATCTATTTTCCTTGCGTCTTTTATTACGCCTTCTACGATTTTAGTTTCAAAGATCTCGTTGGCGTATTTGACCTCCTTGAATATAGAGTTTAATCCTTCGAACGTATGGCTTATTTTTTCTATAGCATCGTGGATATCACATTTGTGGATTACTAATGTGCGTCTACGAGCTATCGAAAATGTCATAGCGAGTTTTAGTACGTGAGTATGCTCACGGCCAAAGAACCCGCTTTGTACGTTGTCTAGTGTTTCGCTTTCTATTCGTGAGTTATACCAAGACTCAAAATAATCCCATGCGTCTTGTGTAAGTTGCATCTCTCCTTCCATGCCCATGCGATGTTCTAGATGATTCACTAGTCTATCGCGGAGTTTTTCTAAGACGCTATCCACCACAGGATGCGCAATCCTAACATTAGACCGCTCAGAGTGGACAAATATAACACGGCCCACAAAACCTTGGTTGAATACGGAAGACGTGACATTTTGAGCGATCCAGTCTGGAGTCGTCGCACTGAGTAACGATACGTAGACTTCATAGACATAATCTGATCCTGATGTTTTAGTTATGTATTCAAATACGTCTGGACAGTCGTACCAGTCTATAAGTAAATCCACTAGACCATTCGACTGCGCGGCTTTCGATAAAAACACTCCTAGTTCAGAACTAAATAAATAACATGGGCGTGATGTGCGGTCTGTTACCACTGGTGTTGTGTCGGATTCTAGCATACCTTCAAGACCCCTGGACGATATAGCTCTGCACAATGCTTCTGGAGTCATCTTACCTGAGAGTATTGTGCTGAGTCCTTGAGTCAAGCCTGAATCTATTTTGTTTTGCGTTGCTCGTCTAAGTAATCCTACCCCTATGTTTATTGCACTACTCTTACGGCTCATAGCTGAACCTGCCACAAGTATCACATAGTGGTTCGGGTAAAGTCTATCGTGTCCGCGAGGAAGCCAGACTTTTCTGCCTACGGCTCCACTCAGCAGACTTACTGCTGTCCAGAAATGGAAATCCCTAGGCGATTCTTGACCTTTGGTATAATCGAGGTATAGACTAATAAAATCATTTCGGTATTCCTTTTCTGGCCCTAAAGAGGATTCATCGAGCATCTCGATCCCTTCATGGCTAGGACTTAGGCATCTCTATAACCTCGGCCTGAGTGACATTGAGCTTGGAGCCTAATTCGTTATATAGCTTAAGAGCAGATTCTGCCGCGATGTCTAAGACTATTGCAGTAACGATACTATCGTCTAGGACTGCTATTACGATACTGTCGTCGCTATCGCTTTCATACACGGACATATTATCAGCTACAGAGTTTTTAATGTGAATATGCATAACTTACTCCTTGTGAAGCCAAGAGAGGAACTGCAGTTCTCCCCAGTTCTACAGGCTTGTGGGCACTCTGGTCTTTCCAGAGGCATATAGGACACACAAGCTAGAGACTCCCCAGACTCTAATCCTCTCTTGGCTATATTAATACTACTTACATGCTTTCCAGTTAGGTCCAGATGCGAAGTCCGCGGGTATTATTAACTCGCCTTCCCAATAATACCCAAAACCTGTGGGAATTGGTTTCTCCATTTCTTCGCAAACTATAGCTTTAACTTGATCTAGATCCCCCACCCTACACTGCCCTGCCACAGAGTCATGCACCTGAAGCAATACAGATGCTTCAGGTATAGAATCTAAGCGAGCTTCTATACGCGCAAGCGATGCATTAATGTGATCTGCTGCTGTAGACTGAGGCACAAATGCTACAGCGGCTCGATGTAATTGATCACCCCAACGATCTAGAAATATCCTTTGACGACCATAGGGAGTACGCATAATTCGATCAGACTTAAGATGTTGGATTGTGTTAATCCACCACTTATGTATGCCTGGCCTGAGCGTTTTGAAGCTATCGATGAACCTACGAGCATCATTAAGTGTGAATGTCATAGTAGGTACATACTCATTCATTAAGTCCTTGAGTTTGCCTGGACCTACCATGTAATTAATCGCGTGAGATGCACGTTTGCCTATGTCACGATATGAATAATGAGTTCCTTCTACAATGTCTCGTACTTGAGATTCAGGGATTCTAAACAAAGCCATTGCGTTTTCAGTATGAATATCACGACCTTCTTTGAACCCTTGCATGTAGTTGTGGTCGTTAGCTACATAAGCTGTGATTCTGGCTTCGATTTGTGAACCGTCAGCTTCCCAGAACACTAGGTCTGGATCTGGCACAAACCAATCTCGTTGATCTCCTGGGACATTCTGAAGATTCATGCCTTTATTAAATACGTCTTTCGAGCTCGAGATCCTGCCTGTGTCTGTTGCTGAGGTTCTGTATGATGTACGCATTCTACCGTCAGTATGGATCTTAGCTTCTAAGTATGTTCCTATGATTTTACGTCTATCACGAACTGCAAGACACTTATCTATGAACTCCGCGTGCTTAGGTTGCCTGGGTCTAAGTAGTTTTAGTGTGTGTACATCTGTAGATGCTGTCTTACGGCCACGGGCTACTGGAAGTCGTATTCCTCTGGACTCGAAATAGTCCAGTACTTGTTTAGGACTATTAGGATTAACCCCGCACAGAGCATCATCGGCAAGAATATTATCCACTTCGCTAGAGAGCATTTTTTTGCGTTGCGCCCTAAGATCTTCATCTATATTTACTCCTTTATGCTCCATGCGGATTAGGGTCTTCGTGACTGGCATAGCTACAGAATGAAAGAACTCCCAGGCTTTTGTTTCTATTAGCTCATGGGCTAGTTTTACGGCTACTTCGTATGTGACACAACAATCAATACCATTGTATTCCCATAAGGTATTGTTATAATTACCACTGGTAGCTTCTTTACGCATCTCTTTGTAGAAATTCTTGTTTGTGTATATGGATGCTAAGAGATCTAAACTATGACCCATCTCTGGATGCATTACTGAATGCGCTACCATTGTGTCCATCCATACATTACGAACCTTGATGCCGAATTTCTTGGCTAGATACTGAGTATCATAGTCTAGATTCTGGCCTACTTTTAGGGAATTATTACTAAGTAGTTTACCTAAAGCTCGTATGAGTTCTATGCGATGTTCGTGACGAAGCTGGGATGTAAAGGGTATTACGACAGCTTCGGTTTCTGACCTTGCTACTCCGACACAAGTTATGCATTCTGCGTATGTTTCAATATCAAATGCCAGACATGGGGCATCGTGGTACGACTCAAGAGCTGCTATGAGAAGCTTAGTTATGAGGCCAGATTCTTCTGTTGCGTGTTCTTTCTTGAGTTGGCCATAGTGTACTATGTTTCGCTTATGGTCTAGGATTGAGTCATAGTCTGTTATTACTCTCGCGGCCTTCTTGGCATCCTTACGACATAACACTAACCATGAGTATTGTCGTATTACTGCTATGGGCGCGATCATAGGAATAACAGGGATTTTTCCTCTGTTAGAAAACAATAATGATCCACGCCACTTTGTGATGCCTGATTCGGCACATAGGAACTTTAGTGCGTACTCTCCTACTGCGATTATTAATTTACGTGGGTGCTTTTGTATGAGTTTCCAGTTATCTTCTGCGAACTCGAAAGGATCATTTAATACCTCGAGCTTGTTTGCCGGAGCTTGTTTAGGATACACATACATTACTAAGCAGTCCTTACGGAAGATACCTGCTCGGGCTAGTATGTCATCGAATAACATCTCCCCTTGAGATCCTGCGAATGGGTAACCCGCTATTACGTCATTTTTGGATGGTGATTCGCCTAGTATTACTATCTCTGCTTTTTCGTGTCCTTCTGGTTGTACCATTTTTTTATATCTCCTGAAGGCACAGCGTCTTGCCTTCTAAGGCCATTAAATATGACATGGGTATTGGGTCCAACTTGAGATCCCCGCCCATCCACCACCCCCCTACACCCCTTAAAATCCAAATACTACTTAGTACCACCTTGTCTTGTGGTCCTCACTGATTTGTACTTTGGCTTCGCTCTAAAATACACTGTATCGTGGGGAACATTTGGCCAGCCCTCTGCATTCATGAGGGTCTTGGTTTTGTGAGGTCTCATGTGAACTTTAATTCCTCCTTCGTCTACGGTTACTTGGACTCTACCGCAAGATGTATACACGTTTACTATTTGCTGATTTGCTCCGAATCTTGTGCTATGGATTTTATGCTGCTTCATGGGGAGTCTCCAATACGAGTCTGGATTTAGCTACTTTTATGGCCTCTGGGTTCTTGTCACAGCCTAAAGCTCTACGACCTGACTGGATTGCTGCTACGAGGTGACCGCCTGAACCACAACACGGATCTATGACTAACTCACCTTCGAGTGTGCACATTTCTATGAAGTGCTTGAGGAGATCTAAGGGACGTTCCGTGGGATACTTAGAGCTCATAGGTCTTTGGAATGATACCATGTTGGGACCGAGGCGTTCTGGCATACTTACGGTACCTTTACGTAAGTGGCAGAGGTATTCGTATGTTTGGTCTCCTGTAGCAGCTCCGTTTATTGCAGGTGTAGATTTGATCTTGTTCCATATCCACGGTGGGTATTCGAACTCTAGGTCTGGAATTAGCGTACATGCGCGTTCAATCCAGAATGTCTGTATCCAGGAACTAAAGATCCACATGTGAGCGTTAGGTTTTAGGGCTAAGTATAACTTAGGGATTAGCTCATGTACGAAGTCTTTAACTGTTTCTTCGTCGTCCTGCCATTGGGTGCCATGTGAGGATTTGGCTAGAGTGTGCGACTCAAATACGTCTATGCCAAATGGTAGGTCTGTTAGTACTAAATCTACACTTTCTTCTTTAAGCGTACCTAGCCAGTCTAGTGCATCGCTTAGGACTACGACGCCTTCTAGGTCTTGTCTGTGGCTCTCCATTGCCCTACGGGCTATTTCACCTCGTATTTCTTTTATCTTATATGCTTTGAATTTGCCCAGGATGCCGCTCTTGGAACTTTCGTCTTCTAGGTTTTTTAGCTCAGGGATGTGCTGTGCTATGTCCAGAACCCTTGCTACTTTGCGGTGATCACTTACGGAGGCTTCTGATATGTTTAGGTCTTTTGCGGTGTCTTTTTGGGAGTGACCTCCCTCCACTGCGCCGCGACCTCGTTTTTGTTTACCTTTTCGCTGTTCCATGAGACGTTCGTATTCGTCTACGGCGCGAGATTCCTCTGCGGGTGTTAGTGGCTCACGTTTGATGTTTTCTTGGAGTTCTATGGTATGACGATGCCAATCGTCTTGTGGAGATATGACAGAGACTTTTATGTATTTGAAATTCTCCCAGTTTTCGTAAGTGTCTTTCGAGTGTAATATATGCTTGACTGCTTTGAGTCTGCGTTCTCCTGCGATTAGTATTTGGTTTGTGTCTATTACGATGGGTTGGATTTGCCCTACCTCGTGGATGCTGTCTGCGAGTTCTTGGATCTTGTTTGGCGCGAACTCTTTGCGTTGACGAGACATAGGGACTTTAATTACAAAGGGATCTAGGCTATGTAGGTCTTCACCTAGTTCTTGAAGTACTGCGTCATCGGATTCTTCAGGTAAAAATTCAGGCATATTTGATAATCCTTATAAAAAGGTATGGGTAAGCCCTAGAGCCTACCCATACCTTAGATGGAACTTATGTTACTATGGGCTACAGAATAAAGCGCTCGATCTTGATCGAGGTGCCTGAGTTTCCAGTAGCTTCGTTAGTCCATTCCTCAGACTTGATCTTAGCCGTGGCTTCGGTACCAATGACGGAGTCCAGATCTTCGGAAACGTTGTTCTGGATTTCCTCGAAATTCAACTTGACCTTACGCGATTCGTATTCATCGCTATCCGGGTCGAGTCCATTAAGCTCAGAGAGCCTGTCTGCGAATACCGCAGTCGTGGCCTGGTTGAAGAACCACGAGCCCCACGAGCACCAGTGAAATACCGTGAAGCCATTATCGTCTGGATTCTCAGCGTTAATGACTTTGAACTCGAAATTGATGCCAGGTTTCTCGGAAGATCTCGACTCTCGATAGGTCCACTTGCTGAACATAAGTTCGTAGGTTCCAGGATCGAGTGTGCGTTCGAGCTTCTTCTTTTCGTTTTCGAGGCTGCCAAATTCGAGGTCTTGATAAAGTTCACTCATGATGATTTTTATTCCTTAGTTAAAGTTATGGAATGTGAGTAAGGTTTACGGTGTGTCAGCTATGTAAAGGTCACTAGTGCTCTTCTGAGTCTCCTTTCTCTGATGCCGCTGACAAAGCGTGTTGAAGAGCAATATTGACACGGGTAAGAGTTTCTGATGTCTCGGTAAAGCCTAGAGAACGTGCTCTAGATATACTATCTATTAATACTTTTTGGAGCACATACCCATCTTCTTCTGTGATGGGTATGTATACTGTATCTTCAGGCATCTTAGCATATCCTTTGTTGATGTTGCCTAGAAGATTAAAATCTTGCTTAGGGTTCATGGCAGTAATGTGTCAAAGTTCTGAGGCATCTCTGCCTCAAGGTTAGGGTTACGAACTCGTGCGGTGTACACGCCGCTTGGACGGGTTTGCCATATGTAGGATGCTTTGTCTCCTTTGCCCTTTACGACTGCATGGAGTACATAGTCGAAATATGATGGAATTATTCCGGCTAGCTTTCCAGTGAGGCTCGGTACTATTTTTACTATGCCCGTGGTTTCGTTTTCTTTCGAGTCCTCGTGGCATATGATGATGAGATTTTTCTGCATCATGATTAATGCCTCGATGAATTTTATTGTGAGCCTCATTGCGATGCCGTAGTCTGGTTGGGTTGGCGCGGCATCTAGAGCTTTATTGTTCGATGCCATAGTATGATCCATAATGGCGCCATAGAGTCTTGTCATGGAGTCTATGATTATTGTTTTCGGCTGACACTCAGGATCTGCTTTATGTAAGCGTTGTAAAGCATCTTTGATTTGATCGTATGCTACTGGGACTTCTTTACCGTTTTTGTTTTTGGCTAGACGATCTGGGATGATACCTTTGAAGTTACCTTCTGTGAAGTCTCCTTCTAAGGCTTCTGAACCCTCGTCTATGTCGATGATAAATGCGGGCAAAGCACGTTCTGGTAAAGTGCGTAAACAGAAGGTCTTACCGCTTCCTACATCTCCGTAGATTAGAGTTTTCTTTGGAGCGTCGTCACGTTTTTTCGACATGTCTAGGTGCTGTGGCATATTTTTGCCTGTTCCTTTCTATCTGGCTGCTGTATCCCAAACCAGTTTGGAGTATTGTGCATTCATGACTGTTTGTCTGAATCCGTGTGAGGCACTGCATATATCGAAATAGGGACATAAGCGATTCCACGATGTACATGCGTCTTTGCCATACATGGGATAGAAGTTATCGTAGTGCATACGGAGGATCTGAGCACAAGTTACTTCTATGCCGCGTTTCCATTCTGCGAGTATGGTTTCGTTCATAGACAATGATGACCTAAAAAACGAGTCGTTCTTAGGGCTCATTAGTAATACGTCTACTACGAGACCATTTACTTTACTGTATTCTGGTATTTGTTGTGCTGCCCAGACATAGCCTACAAACTGGTTACTTAAGGTATAGCTTGGGACTAGGTATTGAGATTCCCAGGTGGAGGTTTTGTGGTCCATGCATATGAGACTTGTGTCGTCGCTTAGGATTTTGTCTATAAGTCCTCCATAGCGTATTTCCCATTCTGTCCCGTCTATGTCTATGTGGCCTAGTGAGGATTCAAAATATAATTCGCTGTCTACTGTGTTGTATATGTTATCTTCTTTCATCCAACGCTTTGCGTAGTTTTCTATTAAGCGTACGCCCCGGCCTGGTGTGCGTTTGGGATCTTCTGGTACGGGTTGGTATGATTCTAAGAATACATCAACTGCTGATGGTAGGTGCTCCTCCATGAATAAAGTGTCTAGGGCTTTGTGAATTGCGATGCCGAACAGCAAGGGGCTGTCTGGGATCTTTATGGATTCATCTGAAACTGCCATACCACCAGGTACGAGAGCTTGTGCAATGCGATGTTGGAACTTTCGCGGGCACGTACGAAATTCGCTTAATGCGTAGTTATCTACTTTTATTATGTGTTCGTCTTTGTAGATTCCTGTTTTCATTTGTGAGCCTCTTCTAGAGCGTATTCGCGCAAGTTATCTAGCAGCTCGTCGCTTATGAGTGCTGATATGTCGTATCCTCCGCCGGAACCTAACTTTACTGATTCTATTATGGCTTCTGGAGGATATCCAGGGTCTTCTAAGGTTGCACACTCTCCTGGTTCTATGAGTACGGATACTACGTAGGGTTCGTTGAAATCTTCGCTTTGGTAGTTGAACGCTAGTGCTATGGGCATGTTCCTATCCTTTTCTATATGCTGTTTAGTAGGTCCATAGTTTCTTTACTGCTCATTCGTATTTCTTCTTTTGTTTTTTGTTGTGATCGTTTTTTTGCTTGTGGTCTATCGCTATTGTTTAGCTTTGCGTTTTCTAGGAAGTCTAAAGCCTCGCTAAGTTCACTATCGCTTAACTCTTTGACATCCCTGATTAGGAGCTCGTAGTCTGTTGGGATTGGCTCTAGGTCTGAGCTTGGTGCGAAGGCTCGGTTGGGATCTCCGGGTTTACCTTGAAGCCATGTATGAGTTTCGCTTGCTTCGGAGTCTATTTTTCTTATTTCACCGTTCCAATATACGTATTGGCCTGGACCTAAGTTCATTGGCACGCTCCTTTTCTAGATATTCGTGTAAAGCCCTACGGAGCACCTCGGCCCGCAGGCCGAAGTGATTTCCGTGAGTGTTAAGGTATGCCTGGAGTTTAGCGTCTAGCTCCGGGTCTAAGTTTACATACATACGTTTCATCGGTTATGTTTGCCTATTCTAGTCCTTATTTTTCATTCCAAAATACAAGATACTAAAAAATGCTAGTAATAAGAAGAGGTCTAGTCCGTCCATATATCCTGGCTCCATTGATTCAGATTATGAATTAATTCTATATGCTGTTTAGTAAGTCTAATATCTCTTGACTACTCCGCGAGGTTTTCTCCTTGCGCTTTGTAGGCTTGGACTTAGACTTTGCGCGTTCCTCGAATGATTTTAATCTTACTTTCGGCTTCTTTTTCGCGTAATACTTCTCTGGTGACTTTGTGCTGTAGAGATCTTCCTCTCGGGCTAGTGTGTTGGGGCTTATTTCTGTGCCGTTGCTAAGTTCATATTGGACTCTATATTTCCAACCGTCGCGCTCTGGTATTGCTTCTAGTATTTTTATGTGCTTTGATTCTCTCCTGTCTATGGCTCGCCAGATTCTTATGTCGCCCTTAGTGAACTTTGGCTCTGATTCTACTTCGGTCAGGCGGCACTCTAGTGTGAATCGCTCTGCTCTAAGTGCTATTTCTTTGATTCTTAGAGCTTTGATTTTTTCTCTTATTTCGAGGGCGTTCATTATATGCCGGCTTTTTTCGTTATGTAGTCTCCGAACTTTGAGATATTAAAATTACTATAGTTTTGATTTAAGTGTTTGCTGATAACTTCCTCTGCTTTACTGGTATGTATTGTGCTCTGACATTCTTGTATTTCGTCTTTGTAGAGCTCTGCTATTGCCTGAGCTATTACTACGTAGTCTTTACGAGTCATCTTCGGATCTCCTTTTTTCTATGTCTTCTTTTATTACACTTATTTTTAGGCGCTCGAGTAATTCTATTGCTTCTTTGTGTCTTTTTATTACTTCGTCTGCTTTGGCGAGGGTTAACTTACAATCTTCGCTTAGGTAGTCATGCCTTAACACTCTCTTGTCCCTTGCTATCATTCTGGCTCCTCGCTTAGTTCGTTATCATTATACTCTTCTTCTCCAAATATCTTGTCCCATACTTCGGGTGTGAGTCCGCTAACTATGAACTCACGTTCCTCTGGAGTTGCCTTCGGGAATACATCTTGGATTAACGCTCCCCGGAGCCATTGCTGAAGCCCTAGGACGAACTCTGCGTATTCTATGTCCAGGTTCATGCTCGACAGCTCTGTGCTACCGAACCTTCCGCGAGTAAAAGTAACACCACGACCTGGACCGCGGTTTGCGATATCGAATTCTCCGATGTCTTTCATATTATTTATCTCCTGTCGCTAAGTCCCCAATGCGCATCTCTATTAACTCCATACAATCTAACATTTTCTCCATATGCTCCTCTATTTTTATTATCTTTGTGTGTAAATCCTCTATTCTCTCGTTTCTTAGCCTTTCGTCGTATCTTTCGATGCTGTCCATTTGGGTTTTCTCCGCGGTTTTGTGAGTGTGTGTGATTACACCGAAAAGGTGTAAATGGGAACTTATAATATAAGGTATGGGATTGGGTTTGTCAAATGAATAAAGGGAAAATATTTCCCATTTGGGGGGAAAAGTTTTCCCATTGCTTAAGCTCTTGTTTTTAAAGCACTTAAGCCAAATTTATGCAAATTTCTACCAAACTTCTACCATACTTCTACACCTTAAGTCTTTGTTTTTAAAGCACTTAGTAAACTTCTGCATACTTCTACATACCCCTTGGGATCTCGCCGACGAAGGGGTATTTTTATATATATATATATTTTATATATATTATT